GCCCCTGCACCCAAGAAAGCCCCTGCCAAGAAAGCCCCTGCTAAGAAAGCACCACCAAAACCTAAAAAGGCAAAATTGTTAAGCAAAAAAGCATTATTGAATGAAATTATAGACGACGATAATAATGATATGAGTAGCGAAGAGTATAACGACAATGTAATGGATTATATGAACGATTACCCTAAAGCAGCAGACACAGAAAAACAAATGGAAAAATTATTGGACTACGCTGGAAAACAGATAATTAACCAAATATACGAGCACTATAAAGAAAATGCTGGAAATCTAAAAAAATTCAGCGTGAAAAATTTTTACCCAGGGAAAGCATTTTAGTCATAATGAGTGTGAAATGGATAAAATCGCCAGAACCATCGTACGATTATATTGCAGATACTACCAGTGAAGTCCATTAAGGTATTAATATATTAACTAATTTTTTTTTATATATCTATATTATATCACAAATAATGAACCAATTAAACAGATTAACCGATTATAAAGTGGATGACCAAGAAAGTATTATGGAGATTAGAACTGAAAGATTAGACCCAATTGTAAGCAGTGCCTATAGATACCAGTTTAGATTAGATACAAGCAGTTATATAGACAGAAACACCATGCTTTTATTTAAGTGCCACTCATCGGCTGCCGCGAATAACAATTGCCGTGTTAACTGCTGGAATGGAGGTTTAGGAGCGATTAAGTCTATTGAGTTACAGGTAGGAGATTTCAGTATCCAGAAGATAGACAATGTTAACCAGTGGTCTACTACAAATCACTTATATAACTTAACTCCCTCAGTCCAGAATAAGAAACTTTCACACTACCTCCACAATGCATTAAAATATGAAGTAAGATCAGCAGCTGGTGCAGCCGACTGTGAAGTCGTTGGATCTATTCAGCCTGACGGCACTAACTCAGGTATTAACTATGGCCGTCCTGATACTGGAGCTGGTGCAGCCATTAACAGTATGACTTTATCACAGACAGCCAGTGATAATGAAACAATCGGTATCCCATTAGGTATGCTCTTGCCTATGTTAAACGATAGAGATTTGCCCTTATTTTTATTCACAAATTATAAAGTCCATTTGACCATTGAATTTGAAAGCCAGTCCAGTCAGTTTGCTAACAATATCACACAGAATAACTATGCTGGTGGTGAAGGCCTCGCCTCCACTGATGGCGAAGTATTATTCAGCGATGTAGAAATGTTAGTAGATTATCTTATCTTACCATCCAGAGTGCAAAATTCAGTTATAGAGGAAACTAGTAAGGAGGGTGGCTACAGTTTAGATTTCTTGAATGTAGACAATATTAAAAAGACTATTGTAGCAGGAACAGCAAATACCACTCAGGAAGTAGAACACAGAATTAACTTAATTAATCAGGAGTTACACTATATCCAAATGCTTAAACAATTAGCGACTACTACAAATGATAAGGTATTATTAGGACAGAGAGCCGAAGGTATGTCCCTTGAGAAAATCCAGTATAATGTTAACGGCGTAGACCTTTTCACTAGTGGAAAAATTGCAAATCCAGTAGAGCATTATAACCAGTGCACTTACACACTCGGCCGTGATCTCCAGGTAGTTAAGCCACTTTATGTTAAAGATCCAGCCACAATTGCCTCACTTTTATCCAACCCACAGCAGGGTATTCAGGGCAAATATAAGCCTCTAATGTTAGACCTTCGTAACGGTGAGCCAACACGCAGAGGTGGCGGTAGATTTATCGGTGAATATCCAGTAAGAGTTATCTATGAACGCACACCATCGGCTGCAGCCAATACTAACTGGTTTAACGCAAATAACTTTTCACTCGTAGACGCAGAAGCAGGATCATTAAGCGTTAATTATTTCGTAGGCACTACTCGTATTATGAATGTTAAGACCTTACCCAATGGTGCAATGAATGTTTTAGTAAGTGACTTATGATAAAATGATAATGACTTTTTTTTATAATTAAAAAATCTATTATATATATAGATGCCAGAAAAGGAGACAAAAGACCTTCGTGTTTATCCAGTTAAAATAGATACTGATAAACTGAATGTAGTAGACAAATACCCCTTATTACCAATCCCATTCTTTATGGTGCTTTTAGGTCGTGTGAAAGCTGGAAAAAGCACACTTTTAAACTCGCTGACGCTATCCCCTCGCTTTTATGGAAATGATTTTCAGGTTAAAATATTAATAAGTCCAACACTGGATGATCCTGCTATGACACATATAAAAGAGCATTTTGATTTTGTATTTGACGAGTATAGTGAAAGTTTGCTAGAAGAGATTATAGAAATGATAGAGAATGACGAGAATGAAAATAGATATTTGTTAGTGCTTGACGATGCAATCACGAGTAACTTTAGACAGACTAAGAGTGGTAAGATAGACGCTTTTTCTTCGTTAATAACCAGATATAGACACACTACTAACCATAAAAGTGGTAAGGAAGGAATGCTTAGTATAATTTTAACACTCCAGTATTTTAAGTATTTGACCCCTATAACTCGTACGATGGCTATGGGTTTGATTATAATGGGTGAATTAAGTGATAGCGAGCTTAGAAAGATTAGCGAGGCATATGACTTTTTCGGCGGTAACAGCAAAAAATTTTTAGAGTTATACAAAGAGTGTAGAAAAGAGCCTTATGATTTTTGTTTTTTGAATGTGGATACTATGGAAATGAGACGGAATTTTGATACCATTGTCTGGAGTAGAGAGGACGATAAAATAAGTTAATTATATTAACTAATACTGAATAATAATTAAAATATTATATCTTAATATTATATCACAAATGAGTTTGCAAAATTATCTACAGCAATACAGTAACCAAATCGCTGCTAGACAGGAACACCAAGAAGAAATAGATAACCAGGCTGGAGAGAGAAAAGCACAGACCTTACAGGAAAAATTTGAGCACACAAGGGACGCTATTACTAGTGCTGGAGCAGAATTAGGATCTGCTGGTGCAGCGATGCACTTAGGTAGAAAATTATATAGAAGAATGCAAGAGCGTAGAGCAGGACAGGCTAAGAGTGAGGCGGTTAACGATGCTCCCTCCCAACAGCCACCTGGAGATGGAGCGAGACCAGCACCAGGAGCAGAACCAGCCCCAGTAAGTGAAAGTGGAGGCAGAGTTAAAGCCACTAATGACCAAATAGGTGAGTTACCAGACGATGCTTTCAGTGCTGATGGTAGGTTTCAGGGTAAGAAAGTTTTAAAAAATAGCCAACAGGCTAGAGAAGGGGCTGAAGAAGCCAGAGATCCAGCGTCTGCTACTGATCCAGCCTCAGTAGAACACGGTGGAGCTGATGCACCAGTTACTGAAAGTAGTAACCCAGCCAGTGCAGACGGAATTAATGACCGTGCCGCCGCGATACAAGAAAGAGTAGGGGGATCAGGTGGAGCAGAGAGTGCCGAAACACCAGACTTTTTAACCACAAGACAATATACCCCCTTAGAAGGTGGTAGTGAACCAGCCGTGCCTGGTAGAGAAAGTGCACCTACTCACACAGGAAGTGGAGCAAATGATGCACCCAGTCAGGCTACAGACGCTCCAGAAGCACCTGAAACCGACACCGAGCAAGGTGCTAGGGCTTTTCAGGCAAGAGCCGATGAAAGGTCGGCCTCTAATATGAGAAATAGAATAGGGGCTGACGGTAAGGTAGCCAGTGGAGGCGATGCACCAGCATTAGAAGAAAGTAGTAGTGAATTGCCTGAAGTATTAAGTGGCGTAAGTGATGCACTGGATTTTGTCCCAGTAGTAGGCGAAGTCGCTGGAGTTATCACAGGACTTGTAGGATTATTTGAAGGACTAGGACATAAAGACACCCCAGACGAAACCCCAGATGCACCTGGCGAACAAGCCCAGCAGACAGCAGGGACAGGTATGGATACAAAGGCATTAATGTCCCAGCCAACTGGCGGAGGCGGTGTAGTCGTATAAAATAGTTTATTTTATATGATTTTGTTTATGTTTAGAACCAAGATTTTCTAACCAGTCCCATAAAGGCACAAGCACCTCACCAGCTTCGTTAGTTTTCACACAGAGTTTTTCTACTAAGTCAGCGTATTTGTTTTCTACTGGCTTTGCTTTTCGTCCAAATAAGTTTTCTACTTTTTTTAGATTTTCTTGCTGAGTGATATACTGGCAGTTATCAGGGCTATAATCACCATCATTATCTATTCTATCTATTTGCAGTTTGCACTCTTCGTCCCAGCCATTTGCCATAGACCAATCATAAAAATTTTTAAAGCCGTCTTTGCCCAACCACTCCAGATCTACACCGATACCTCTACCGCCATAATTATTAAAAGATTTTGCCCCTGTGCTATAACACCGCTGTAACATATTGTAGTATTTTTGATATATTCTAGTTTGTGAAAGACCGTGTGTAGGTTTAACAGGTAGATTGTTTAAGCCATTACACACCGTGCACATATTAGTTTTTCTATTCTTATATTTATAATATCCCTGGTATCTATCCTTACCACAGGTTTCACAGGTAACTATCACCCATTTTTCATAACAGGATTTTTTATTATTCCACCTTTTGAATAAAGGCACATTTTCATAAAGTCCTAGGTATTTGTCGCTATGCTCGTTGTCTATATTCATTGTCGTTATATATAAAATAACACTAGATTTTATTTTCTGCTTTAATACTAGTTAATTATGAAATATTCTGGCTATACTTTTGCTGAATGTATAACCCACTTAAAGAGGCTTAATAGAATATACCCAAATTTTTATAATTTTGATACAGAAGATTATGATACAGCGTTAGCAGAAAATCCAACCAATATATCTAATGGGCTATTGCAAAAATATTCACCATTAACTACCCTTGTTACTTTAGAATTTTTATTAGCATTTTTGAAAGGTCGTACGACTGAAGACATAATGGAGAGATATAATGAAGAGATAAGTGATCTTATGGATATGAAGAATAATCCTACTAATTATTTGAAGATAAGTAGTTTTGCAGAATTAAGAGAAATAATAAAAGAATACTACCCTGACTATATGAGGCACACAGTTAGTTTCACTAACTTTAGAAATTTTATGTTTTTAGCAATCCTAGTTTATGAAGTGCCCATAAAATTGCATCATTTAATAAACATAAAGTTTTGTAGGAATATACCAATACACGAATGCCTAAGCGAACCAATTTATCTGCTACAAAGCAAAAGCACATTCTACTTTATTATGAATAAAAGAAAAAATAAGAAACTAGTAAGACAGTTAGAGTATAAAATAAAAAATCCCCTTGTGTGCAAAATACTCTTACAGTATATAGCAAATTATAAAAAATATAATTGCCCCTGGTTTTTTTCGGCAGCGAGTGGGAGACCACTGAGTAAGTCTAATATAAGTAATGGATTAATGAATTTTTGTAGTAAGATACTGGATGTGCCTATAACAATACACGATATAAGACTGGTATATAGCAAATTGCCTGAAATAGAGGAGGGAATGAATAAAGAAGTTTTTTCATTCTAATGAAAAAATCATTTTTTAGCAGTAAGGATTGTTAAGGCTCTACTACCTCCAGTGCTATTTGGCTGAGAAACACGAATGTATCTTGCTCCAGGATCTACAATAGTTACGCCGAAGTCCCCTGTGGAAAATTGCTGAACTACGAAGTGTGACTGATTAGTATAGAAAGCAGAATTATCACTGGAAAACTGGACTACAATACTATCACTAGTATTAGAAGAGTTACCAAAAATACTGACGGATTTAAAGCCATTCATATCGGCAGCAGTGGAGTTTGTAGTGACCCCTGCACCTGGAGAAGCACTTTCACTGGAAGAAGTGGAACTACCACCAGCTGAAGATACTGGTATAGCAGACTGGTTACTGGCGATAACTACTGAAAGCGAATCATTCATTATATCTTGACCTAAGGCTGCTGGGAGTTTTGCTGAAATACCTGTGAGTGTGGTGGAAGCAGTGGCTGTAGAAGTGTCTATTGTGCCTAAGTGTGCTTCGGCGGCGGCTAAAGTGACCTCAGTGGCTGCACCAGTGGGGAGAGCACTGCCAGTTACTATAACACCAGCGGTATTGCAGACAACCACTTTACTATCTAAAGAAGTAGTATCCCCTGCTATTGTGGCTAATGAAGTGTTACCTACAGTTTGTAGTGTGCTTGTGGCTTTTGTAGTATCACTGTTACTGGAGATTACGACAGCCCCTGTATTAACAGCAGTGACTTTTGCATCTAGTGTAGCGAGAGTAGCCTGTGTAGCAAGACCTATTGAGTTACCAGTGACATCTACATTAGCAGCCAAAGCACCGCCACCTGAGGAGGCAATATCTACCTTTAAGTGACCAGAGGCATCTACCTCGCAATTTTTAAGATCGTTACTGGGATTGACACCAACGATTAAGGACATTTTTTGTGATACTATTATACAGGATAATTTTTGCTAGCAAATTATTTTAGAATTTTTATTTTCTAATATTATGGTATACCATAATTATGACTAATAGCGATAGCGACGAGAATGAAGAACCAGTTAAGATTGTAGTTAAGGATCTTGACGAAGAGGCTATCTTTCATAAAGATAGCAAGCCAGTGAAAGCAAAAAGAACACTAAGTGATAAACAGAAACAGGCTCTAGCAGAGGGCAGACGAAAAGCAAAGGCAAAGCGTGACGCTAAGTTACAAGAAGAAGCCGATAAAAAAGCTCGTGCAAAAGTTAAAAAAGAACAGCGTGATATAGAAAAGGCAAAAGCGATAGAAGTTAAGGGGAAGAGTGATAAAAAGGACAAATTAAAAAGCCAGGACTTGGCTAGAGAAAAGGTAAGACAAATGGAATACTCTAGAAAGTTAAAAAAGTATAATGATATTAAGAGTGCTGTGTTAGCAAATAGCCAGACGGTGGCACAATATGATAGCCTGACTAAGATATTAAACGGCATAACGGAGGAGGATATTATGGACGAAAACCGTATGAAAAAGAAACTACATTCTTATATTAATTATAGCAAAGATTATCTTACTAAAAGACAAGCGAGATAAACACCGTCAGTTTTTGCCCTGAGGATATAACTTTTTCAGTTTTTATTTTTCTTTTTCATATAACTTGTATTTTGAGGGCAGAATATGACATAGATTTTTAATGAATATATTATATAATATCTATATATAAACAATGTCCAATACCTTTTATGTAGACGCAAATGTAAGAAATTCTGTTAATGTTAATGGTACGAATAACAGGTGGACTTATAAGTTACCAGACACAATAGAGTTACCCACAGGCACACAAATCGGCTTACAATCCAGTATTATTAATTTAAAGGGTATCACTGGTGCATCCATTGAGATTAACGAGGAGATTAGAGAAACAATTTGTTTCCAGTATTATGCAGTAGATACCAATTATCCTACCCCTATTGAGGCTGTTACTTTTGCTACAGAACATAACCTAGCATATAACCTCCATGTGGAGACCACCCACCGTGGTAACTTTAGTAACTCTTTCCCAGGCGAAACCATTAATCCAACTGATAATGTCGCCGAGAATAAAGTAGGTTATAGTGAGGTGCTTATGCCTCTAGCAGCCGACCTTAGATTTGACGATGCAGGACAGACACGCACACTAGTCCCATTAAGTGGACAGGCTGAAATTATTATACCAGCAGGTGTCTATTCTATTAACAAGTTAGCAGATTTTATAACCAACCAGATTAATCTTAAGAGAATACCTGGCGACTTACAAAATGATTATATCAGTAGGCAAATAGATTTGCAAGAATACGGCGGTTTCCCAGTTAATAATACCACTATAAGAAATTTTGTAGCAGAACCTATTACCACATTCGCTAATATAGAAGCAGGGACTACAGCATCCACTGTATTAACGCCACTAGAAGTAGGCAATATAGGTGCTTTAAAATTCACAGATATTAGGACTGGTGCAAATGATGGTTTATGTAGTATTGTCGGTGTTACAGGCGTTAAAAATGAGATTATAAAGGGTAACGCTCAGGCTGGAGGTTTCGGTGCTGGCAATGTTACGGCTGGATGTAGTATGGCTGAGACAATAAGATCCACTGATCCAAATGCTAGTTATTATATAGGATGGGAGAAGAGAAATGGATATGCTGGTGATCCTGGACAGCCAACAGGCAGAAAGTTAAACTTTAACCCTATAGCGTATAATATATTTAACAGTGGTATTGCTTTCGGCACTACACAATTTGCTATTACATTTGACCAGAATAACAGTGGATACACACTTAATGGTTTGCACGAGCCTAGAAAAATACCATCCAATGATAGATTCGGCACACAGCTGGATAACGCTGGACAGGATTGTATATATCTTAAGCAATTATGTGGAGCCACAGCGGCCACTCCCTCGGCAAATGTATTGTCGTCACTTACTAATATTATGAGTAGAACTACAGGTATTCTAGTTTATAACTGGGCGTTACAGACAGCACAGAGACTAGGCAATGCACGAAACACTTTCACTTACCAGAATAATGGATTAACTGACGAACAGAAAAAGCGATGTGAAGAATACAGCGATTATTCTAGATTTTTCTTAACAGATCAGGATGCTAGAAACGCGTGGGAAACCACCATATGGTATAAAATGGGATTTGACTATGACGATATAGCAAATAGGGATATAGAAGGCTCAGGAGGATTTAACCAAGTCCAGTATGGAGTAACCCAGAGAGTGGCTGGTTTCACTACTAATCAGGAAGTGGATGTAAGTGTTATACCAACAGTATCTACCGTATATAACCCTATTAATACTAAAGCGTTACCATCTGGAACTGTCCCCACTCCTCCAACAGCTGGTGTCCCACTTAAGCGTGGTGCACTACCTGCCGTATCTAATTACCAAATGTTTAATACATTCGGCGTTAATATCCCTGATGGAGAATTCAGCAATAACGAAACAGAGGGGTCGGCGGCTTTCTTTAATGTAGCCCCTTACAAAGGTAGTTTCTATACAGGAGCAATTATGATACCAGCGATAACCACTGGTAAGCCTTTTATATCTAACAGGTTACCTACATTAAGTGATAACGGTTATATGTTAATCACTAGTGACTTAGTAGAAAGCACAGACTTTTTAAAGAATAGACAGACAGACGGTTTGCTAGATATGATACCGAAATCGTCATTAAGTAACCAGGATTTTATGGCTGATAGAAATATTATCACACACACACTTTCTAATCCAAAGAGTATTAACGAGATTAATATTAAGGTATTAAACCCAGACTTAACTGATATAGAACTGGAAGGTAATAGCACTTGTTTAATTAGAATAACACTACCTATGCCTAAGCCTACAAATTATATCGCCGATGTCCAGTTAGAGCAAAAAGAAAATCAGGTAGCACAGGCAGTAGCCAAGCAGGTAGCCTCACACACAGACCCTAATGTAGCAGGAGTTAATATGAGAATAGATATTAGCAATGTATTCGGCGAAACAGGCTCAGGAGGGACAGGGGTAGGTGATCAGGAACTCCAAGACGCTGAGGCTGCCTACTTACAGGCTGGTATAGACGGTGCTTTGCAAGACATTAACCCTCCAGCAATACCACAAGGCGGACTGAATGAACCAGGATTTCAATTAGAAGAAGACCTAGAAGCTATAGGAGTGGTAGAAGGACTTGCTCAGTTACAGGAACAGAGAGGGGCTAGAGACCCACAAGAAGCAGAACAGGCTAGTGCAGGGGTAGGGAGAAGACAAGTTTTAAGAGAACCAGCACCTGCTGGAGCAGAACCTGCTGGAAGCAGAGACGACGATGTGGAAAGGGAAGGTGGAGTAAGATATTTAAAAAGAATTAGAATAGGTAACCGCCAAGCAGCCCAAGCAAGACTGGAACAGATGGAAGCCGAAAGAGCCAGAGCACAAGGTAGAGAGAGAGCCTTAGGACGCACACCAAGACAGCAAATAGAAATTAGAGATAATATCAGGGCTTTAGATAGACATATAGAAGATTTAAAAAAAGTTATAAGGGGTTTCGGCGGAACACCAGACGCTAGAGGAGAAAGAGAACGCCGTTTAGAGGAGGTAGGACAGAGGCAAGAACAGAGAAGGGCTACAGGATCACCAGCAAGGCGTATGGGTGGAGCAGGACTGTTAAGACAAGCAGGTAGAGAACAAGCAGAAACACCAAGACGGACTGGAGGCACAACCGACTCGGGGGTAGGAACTGGAAGTCCACAGGTATTCGCTGAAGACGATGTTTAAGTCATTTTATTTTGGACAAATCTGTTATTAAAAAATACTACTGAGTATCTGTCGCCTGAAAAATCGTCTATCCAGTGTTTATATTTTGACCCATTAAACTCTTTCATTGCCCCCTGAATATTATAGGCTTTTTCACCGCCATCCTCAGCAAAATCTATGTGAAGTCTGCCTCCAGTATAGTCACCTACTCCAAATATAATGGATGTCCCTACATTCACCGAATCATAATGTGCTGGAATAGGGAAATTTTTATTTAATTGTATATTGCACCAAGTATGGTGTGGAAAATATAACTCGCTAAACTCTTTAGCAATCACCATAAACTCAGGGTATAAGTCCATTGCCTTAGTCATATACAGCCCTTTATATTCTGTCTTCGTACGACTTTTATTAGGAGATAGATAACCCCTCCAAGTGTAACCATATAACATAGAACCTATGTTACCACTTATATTAGAATGTCTGTATAATTTTAGTCTATCTGTCCCAGAATAAAAATCCATTTGATCTAAGAATGATTGTAGAATACAGCAATCGCCCATCCAGTCATTGCCATTGAAATAATGCATATAGAATGACTGACGAAAATAATTATGAAATAATTTTTAGAAAAAATGAAATTAAAATATTGTTTAATTATTATATCACAAAATGCCTGTATCCAAAGTTTATTTTAGTGTCCCCCCACTTAATGACCAATCCACAGCCTCAGCTGGAAATGTATTCACAGGTGGCTTTTCTACCAACAAGGGTAACGCCAATATAAAATTCGCCATATCAGCACAAGACAGACTTTTAGATACCAGTGACTTATACTTAACTGGTAGAATAATCCATGTTACCTCTACTGGTGCTCCACTTACACTTAAGGCTGGTGCAGCCACTACACTCGCCGAGTTTAACGCCAATAACGGTGCTGGGTTACAAGCAGTTACCAACCAGAATGTATCTAACTGGGGTGGTGTCCAGAATATGATTAAGCGTATTTTCGTCCAGTCTAAGAAGTCTAGTGTTAGTATCAGTGAGCACCGTAACTATCCTATGTATGTTAATGCTAGAACAGCCTGGACTAATAACAGAGATAACTACCTTGTATCCCCCTTAACTAGATACGACGCTGCTGGTAAGGAGGCTAATTTTATTAACAGACACTCCAGTCTTATGGATAACCAGAATACCGCTGCTGGATCAGGACAAATGCCTAACATCGGCACACAGACTAATCCAGAATATGGTAAGCCATTTTCATTTAAGTTAGACACAGCACTTTTAAACAATGCCCAGCCACTCCACCTCGGTAACGGATTTTTAGGTGGCCTTTTAGTTAACTTAGAACTTAACCAAGAAAACGGCTTTTATTATAACAGATTTTTTGACAGTAGTAACGGTGCAGATTTGAATGTAGACGGTAGTTATTATATTGTTAAGGATTTAAGATTAACTGGTCGCCTTTCTATCCCAACTCCACAGGACTTAGCCGATTACAATTCACAAATGTTACTTGCCGATAGATTTAACTTAATTAACGATGTTAACTCCAGTGTTAACAGTAGCAAATACACTCCAAATGCTGGAGCAGTTAGATCTATTGTTAATCTTTATCTAGACCAGGATCAGGAGAATAACCGTCTTAAGAACCAGAGTGACTTTAGAATACCAATAGGCTTACAGAGATACCAGCAAAATAAAAATAATGTTAGACAGCCACAGGATTTCGTAGTAGAAGTCGTGCCAAATCAGTTAACAAAGACTAAAAATAGTGGTGCTGGTGCAGTAGATGCTAGTAATGTAGTCCCTAAGGTAGGTATGGTAGGCGATGCTGAGGTAAGAGCCTTTTTCCAGAGAGCAGTATTGAACGGTGACCTTGCCGACAAGTGCTCAGTAGGTTTAGCCGAAGAAGAAGCCAGTATTGTAGCACAGTATGATATGACCAGAGGTGGCACCGCTGTTACTGACGGCTGTGGTAACAATACCTCAGCAAATGCAATGGGTATCGGTATAGATTATACATTCCATATGGGAGAGACTAGTGATTATAGACAGAGAGATTATGACGCTATCATAACAAGTGGTGTTAATACTGGAGACGCTGTCTTACCAGCTGAGCGTAGTAGCACCGCCGAAATCACACAGAGTTACATTAAGAATATTGCTGGATTTAACAGCCAGACTTTAGTGAAATCAGTTTAATTATTTTCATTTTAATTTTTTTATAATTAATATTCATAACACACGATTATGGCTTATGGTGATAAGAGAATGCCTATGAAGAATGCACCAATGGGTGGTGCACGAAGAGAAGTCCCAAAAGGTTTCCACAGAATGCCTGACGGATCACTCCACACAGGAGCAACACACACAAAAACTAGTAGACCTATCAGTTTAACCGCTGCTAGAGCAATCGCAAATAGAAAGGGCAAAAGACCAGCACAGTCTAAAGCAGAAGCCAGAAATGATGGCGGTATACCATTCGGTAGTTTAAAAGAAGGTGCTTTAAAAAGAAGTTTAAAAGTTAAGGCTGAGGATAGACCTTTAACTAAGGCTGAAATGGGACGATTAGAAAAGGTAGAGAATGGTAAGGATTTCACTTTTAGAGGCAATAAGTTAAAAATGACACCACTTATGAAGAAGAGAGTTTCACTTGCTGAAACGATGATAAAGTTTAAAAAAAAATAGTCATAAAATCTATGTCAGTATTTGCCCTGAAAATATAACTTATTCACAAAAAAATTAAGACACCCTGAATACTCTGCACTTAGGGGCAAAATACGGCGTAGATCACAAGATATACACGGCCGAGTTAATG